ACTACAAAAAGCAGGAAGATTTCATGAAAGATATAAAAGTAAATTTGCAAATAAAGGTGCTGATTGGTGGCAGGGATCAATTTTAGTTAATGATGTGCCAAATTTTACAGGAATTTTATGGCATCTTGGGAATCTGGAATCTCAGACTTCAGGTTGTTTACTTTTAGGTAAAGATCAGAAGTCAGATAATTGGATTGGAAACTCTACTCTTGCTTTTGTAGAAGTTTATCCATTAGTTAGAGATGCTATATTGTCTGGAGATCCTGTTACAGCAACTTATATTGATTATGATGGAGAAATTTTAGACAATAAGTCTAAAGATCATGTTATGAACATTCCACAAGTGACAAAGATTCAGGAGGATATTATGGATATATTATCAACAGAGATTAAAAGTTTAAAAACAGAAGTTAAGGCATTAAGGCAAACAATCATTCTAAAAGGCTTACATCCTAAATAATCAGAAATGAAATTACAATGTAATGCCTGTAAGGATAAACTAGAGTTAATTAATAATGCTTTTGTCTGCATTAATAAACAATGCACACAGTTTAAAAAAGTACAAACAAAGATGAAAGAAGAGGAATAGTATGTCAGATGAGTTAAAAGACTTATTAGAGAGATGTGTATGGACTTTTGTGGAAGCAGCAACTTCTGCATTAGTTATAACACCTGCATTAGGTATTGATATTTCTAATTTAGAGATAGCTGCATTATCAGGTGGAGCTGCAGTAATGTCTGTATTAAAAACTTTTGCAAAGAAAAAAATAAGCTAAACTAAAAGTAGATTGTTATCATTCAATAACTAGAACTTGAAAGGACTAGCAATAGCCTTTTCAGGATCTGAAAATAAAAAAGAGGAGATTTGTATCTCCTCTTTTTTTGTTTAAAAGATGGCTCTAGTAAGGGCTACATACATAATATACAAAGGGGAGTATATTTTAATTAATCTACTAGAGCCAATTCCATTATAACTAATACTGGTAACACAAAATAATTTATATCTGTTTTTTCACTTATTGTCCTAGTAGTTGTTTATAGTGTTCAATACATACAAAATATTTTTCTAGCTCTTAGGAAAAGAATATTTGATTAACAGATCAACAAAGTGGATTAGCTAGACCATCTTAACTAGGGTTAGAGCCTATTACTTCACATATTTTAAATGTCACTAAATTTAGACATTCTGGTTTTTGGGAGGGAGTGACACAGGGTAAGCACTAGCCACACCTTACTTAAGATCAACTGATAGCTCTTGAGCTTTTTAGGTAGCTCAAGAGCAATCTATTATTCATTTAGATGCTTGACAGTATGACAAATATTTATTAGATTGGTTATATAAGAAAGGGGAATTAATTATGTTAATTCAAGAAATAATCTATCTAGGCTTTGTAGTCTATGGAGTTATATCTCTATTAATTACATTGGCTTATATAAGCCTAAAGCTAGATGATAAAAGACTAAGAGAAAATAAAAAGGATCTGTATGATGTTACAGATTTTGAGTCAAGACTAAAAGAGGGGGAAGTTCTAAATTGGTGCAACTTGTTCACAGGTACTCATCACTTTGATGCTCCTGCAGATGATGGAAACTTTGTCTGCTTAAAATGTTGGACTTATGAGGGTTATGAAATGGAGGGAGTATAAATGGCTATGCCTAAATTCTTAGAGGACTATACAACTGTTGATGAACTTATCAGCAAAATGAATAAAGAATATCCTAACTGTAGGTTAGTTGCAGAGATGGTAGATAATGGGGATGACTGGGTTATCTTTAAATCATCTTTCTATGAGAACAAAGAAGATACTGAGCCTAAAGCTACAGGCTATGCTAGACAAACTAAGGCTGATCATAACTCTTGGTTTGAGATGGCAAGTACTAAAGCTAATGGCAGATGTTTAAGAGTTGTATTTTCTGAGTCAACAACAGCAGAAGAGATGATTGGAATAGCTCCTAGTAAGGAAGCAGCTCCTCAAAAATCTATAGAGAAAGAGTTAGATAAAGCAGGAATAGAGTTTGAAGATGTTTCTGTAAGTCAATCTCATGTTATAAACAATATAAAGTCTTTTGCTATGGATGTTGCTAGTGAGAATAAAACTAATGCAGCTAACTGGTATGCACAGGCTTTAGGGCAACTTGGCATTAATGAAAAACAATTAGACATTAATAATATGCAAACTGTTAAAAATAAAATACAAGATATTGCAACAGAACTACAGGTAGGTGGTGCATAATGTTAGGGCTATTTGGTAGAAATAAACCTTTATCAGTTGTTGAAGATATACAGCTAGACAAAGAGCCATCAGAATTTAGAAAGGTGCAATATATTTTGGAACTAGAGGGCTTTATATGTTCTCTAGATCCAGAGTTTAACTCTAATGGCAATCTCAGAAAAGCTGTGAATAGACTAAGAACTCAATATAATGCTTTAATTTATACTGAGATTTGCAACTGTGACAACAAGCAATATGCAAAGTTAAAAAAGAATGGTAGTCCTTTTATGCACAGAGCATACATTAAGGATTGGGCATTATGAGTGATAAATATAGACCAACAGCTTTTGCAGATGTTAAAGGTGCTGCAACTAAAATTCAATCTGTTGATTGGTGGACACCACCATCAGTTTTTGAAAAGCTAGATATAGAATTTGATATTGATGTGGCATCCCCTATTGGGGGAGTTGATTGGATTCCTGCTAACAAATATTACACTAAAGAGGATGATGGTTTAAGTAAAGATTGGGAGGGTACAGTTTGGATGAATCCTCCTTATGGTAAGTTTACTGCTGAATGGTTAGAAAAATTTGTTAAACATGGAGATGGAATTGCACTTGTTTTTGCCAGAACAGATACAAGATGGTTTCATAATTATGCTTTAAATGCTGATGCTTTGTTGTTTACTAAAGGCAGGTTAGCTTTTATAAATCCAGAAAGAAGTGATACAACAACTTCTGCAAGTGGATCTTTATTTGTTGCTTGTGGAGAAAAGTCTGTAAAAGCATTAGAGCAATCAAAGTTAGGATGGTTTGTAAGACTATGAAAAAAGTTATTGTTAAATTCATTGGGGTTAAAAAATATCTAGTTAGAGATGATGCTGATCCTGAAAAAATTAAGAGTATGTTTAAAAAGGATTTAGAGTTATTGCCTCCTGTTTGGGCTAACAACATTGAAGCAGTTATGTATGCTAAGGATGTACCAGAGGCAGAAGAAGAATGATAAAAAACATTTTATATTATCTTAAACACTTAGTTACTAGGTGGCATGAAACACCTAAAGAAATAAGATACTTTACATGCTTTATCTGTAATGAGGATTATATGTTTCCTCTTTATAGTATGGATTATGTTGTCTGTAATAATTGCTTTAAAAAATTATAATGAAAGTATTAGAACTTTTTGCAGGTAGTTGCAGCTTTAGTAATGTTGCAGCTACCTATGGATTTGAAACTTTTACTATTGATAATGGATTAGATTTAAAGACTTCTGATCATTATGCAAAAATTGATTTAGTAAAAGATATTTTAGAGCTTAATATAGATGAAATACCTTTTAAGCCAGATATTATATGGGCTAGTCCACCTTGCACTACATTTAGTATTGCTAGTTGTGGACATCATTGGAATCCACCAAATGAAAGTGGAATCAGAATACCTAAAACTGATGCTGCTGAAACAGGGTTATTATTGCTTGAAAAAACAATTTGGATTATGAATGAACTACAACCTAAATATTATTTTATTGAAAATCCTAGAGGATTAATGAGAAAAATGGGAGCTGTGGAACACCTAAACAGACACACAGTTACTTATTGCCAATATGGAGATAATAGAATGAAGCCAACTGATATTTGGACTAATTTAGATTGGAAACCTAAAGCTATGTGTAAAAATGGGCAGCCATGTCATGAGGCAGCTCCTAGAGGATCTAGAACAGGAACACAGGGATTAAAGAATAATTATGAAAGATCAAAAATTCCTTATTTTCTTTCTAGGGAAATAATACATACAATATTGCATAAAGAAAATGATTGAACTATTTATAGGTTGCTCTTTATTTCTTCAAACAGTTATAACTGAGCAATCTATAGATGATTACTTTCTGTGTAATCATTTACAAGATGTTAAACAATGGTATTACAAAACAGAACAGCATTTTGGAGATGATACTTTGTTTGCTTTAGCTGTTATGTCTTGTGAGTCAGATGGCAGGGCTAATGCTACAGGGTATAACACAGATGGCTCTATTGATCAGGGTTTGTTTCAATTTAATAACAGAACTGAAAAATGGTTAGAAAAAGATATCTATAATAGAGAACTAGATATGTATGATGTAGAAACCAACATTAAAGCTGCTAGGTGGCTTTCTTTCTATGATGGTTGGCATCATTGGAACAGTAGTAAACATTGTTGGGGTAAATATGCCAGAAGTTAATGCAAATAACAGAAGATTTTTTGTAGAGGATGAATATAATTTATATGATGTTAAAAAGGCTAGACCATTTTGGCAGGATATATGCACAGTTAATGGATGGGATATTGTAAAAGATGATGAGGATTTTAAAGAGGACTTTGTTTGCCAGATCAATAATGAATTATATTATATGGAGCTACAGGTTGTTGGTTATTGGCATAATTTTGACTTATCTTATATCTCTAATGTAAGAATTTCAGCAAGTAAAGTTAAATTACTAAGAGAAAAAAAGAATGGTGGATTAGTATTTTTAAACTGTGTTCCTAATAGATTTTTTGCTATTCATGTAGATCAAGTGACTGAGGATATGAAAAAAGACTCAGTAAGAGAACAATTTTATGAAATACCTTTAAGAAGCATTAATGTTAATGAAGTTAATGTATTAGATACAGATTTATGTGATTGCTTAGAAAATCATCTACCAATTATGAAGAGAAGTGATGGCAGAATGGCTTTTGCACAAAAAGATTACAACATAAGGGGGGCTAATGGAATATGCTGCTGATGATATAAATTATGGCTATATGAGCATTCTTATGCACATAAATTCAGAATATACCTTAATTGACAAGATAGAGAACATAAGAGAGATAGATGGAACTATAGTACATCCTATTTTTGGTACTAATAAAGGTGGAGTTACCTTTACTTTATTTCTTAGAGGGTTTTATACAGTTTTTGAAGCAGTTATGAACTTTGGAAACAGGTTTGATGTTTATGTAGTTAATGAACAGGGCAACACAACTATGATTGATGATGATTTAGATCATTTAATTTCTCTACTGCATATACTTTATATAAACAAGAAAGCAGAGGAGGATGAATTGCTTAACAGGGCTTTAAATCCACACACTTATAGAAAAGTTGCAAAAAAGATGTTCTACAATGAAGATCCCCCATTTTAAAAAGAATTTAAAAGTTAAATTTGTAGAAGCTGCAACAGATTTTATTGATCCACCAACACAGGAAATTTTATGGAGATATGGTAAGATTCTATTTCAAGTTAAGTCTGAGTATGGTGCTATTTCCTACTATATAGAGGAAAATAAAAAGAAAGTAAAAATTTCAAGATATTTGATTTTTCCTGTAAATTAGAACTATGGCAGACAATGGTTTCACACAGAAAGAGATGCTCCAATTAGTGCTAAATAAATTAGATGATCTAGAGGATAAACTAGAAAACAAATTGGACAAATCAGAGTTCTATAAGGTGTTAGGGATAGTAGCTACTTTTATATTAGTTATTGGCTCTTTAATGATGTAATGAAAGCAACAGTAAATCTTAATCAAGTCTTACAGGGTGGTTTAGCTGCTCTTGTAGCTTGGTTGTTTCAAACAGTTAATCAATTACAGTCACAGGTTGCTGTATATATGGTACAAATACAAAAACTAGAAGAAAATATTGTTGGTTTAGCTATGAGAGAAAGAGAACTAAACTCTGCTTTAACAGATGTTCTTATTAAGCTTGGTGGCTAATGATTGAATTTCTAGTTGTACTCTGGTTAAGTCTTAGAAAGAATAAAAAAAATGTGTAAATGCACAATACTTTGCTGTGGTTGTTCTTTGCATTGTAAAAATAAATAATATTTAAGTTATACTGCTTTTATGGATTATATAGATGATATGTCTTTAGCTCTACCTAATCAACAACAGGTAGGGGAATCTAATGTAGATTTTAAGAGATTTCAGTATTATTTGGGCTTAGGTGCATCAAGATCTTATGAAAAAGTTTCCAATAATTTCACTATTACAGATAGAAGAGTTAAGCAAATAGCTGTTAAACATCAATGGCAAGATAGGATAAAAGCTATCAATAGAATGCTAAATGAGCAGATAATTAATGAAGTTTTAGCTCAGGTTGGAGAAACTGCAAGAGATTTAGCTGATGAACTTAAACCACTTGTTTTTAAGATTATTAATGAAATAAATGAAAGGGATTTAGCTTCTATGAATCCTACAGAACTTAAAGGAATATTAGATGTTTGCTACAAGATGGTTAGTCAGATTTATGGCTTAGGAAGTCCACAAGTACAAGTAACACAGGTTGAATATCCACAGATCAAGTTTAAGTGGGATTGGGAGCAGGATGATGAGCCAGACTATTGAGGCAACTCCACCAGATCTACATTCTGGACAAATAGAAGTAATACAGGCATTAGAAGAGAAAAGGTTTATTATTGCTGTTTGTGGCAGGAGGTGGGGTAAAACTACTCTTTCATTAGTTGCTGCTGTAGATCAGGCTCTTAAAGGACTTAAAGTATGGGTAATCTTTCCTGTATATCCACAAGCATTAGAAAGTTGGTTAAATCTAAAAAGTTTAGTTAGGCAACTACCAGAGGAATATGCAGAGATAAGAGAAGTAGAGAAAAGAATAGTTTTAAAGAATGGTGGATCTATACAGATTAAATCAGCTAATAAGCCAGAAACTCTAAGAGGTGCAGGTGGTATTAGCTTAATAATCTTTGATGAGGTTGCTTATCAAGATAAAGAAACTTGGGAAACAGTTAGACCAATATTATCTGATAGCTTAGGTAAGGCTTTATTTATATCTACTCCTAATGGTATGAACTGGTTTTATGAGCTGTTTGATAATGCTAAAAGGAGAAAAGATTGGGCAGTCTTTCATTATCCTACTGAGAACAGTCCTAGAATTAATAAAGATGAGTTAGCACAAGCAAGAGAGGAACTTGGATCACTTGTGTATAGTCAGGAATTCTTAGCAGAGTTTACAGAGGTAGGACACATGTTTAAAAGAGAATGGTTTAAATACTATGACACTATTGCAGGAGATGATCCAGAATATATCTTAGGAGATGAAGTAGTTAAACATAGTGAGCTATCTATCTTTGGCACAATGGATACAGCTCTTAGTATTAAGGAAACAGCAGATTACTCAGTAATAATGGCAGTAGGATCAACTCCTAGTGGTAAGCTTTTAGTATTGGATATATTCAGAGATAGACTAGAA